TGCTTTCGTTAACGCTATTACGGAATTTTTTTAAACATTCACACACGCGCACGCGCGATAACTCAAAATGACTAGAAGATCAAGAAGCGATAGTGTTACAGCAGAGGCAAACGCTTTTAGAAACGCGGTAACTATTCCTTTACCTAACGGAATTGTTTTAGATTCTGAAGATGAAATAGTTTTATGGAATCAATTTACAAAAACAAGGGCGGCTTCTGATTGGCGGGACTTTGACCTAGTGCTACTGGCTAAAATTGTTAAGCTAGAAGCTAACATGAGAAAGCATCAAAACATTTTGGCAAATAGTGGCCCTTTAATTACCAACAAACGTGGTACGCTTGTTGAAAACCCATTACTCAGGGTTATTGACATTTTGCAACGCCAGCAATTAGCATTAATACGAAGTATGTCTTTAAATCAAACCGAGTCAGACCCAAGGACTTTAAACTCAGCGGGAAAGAAACAACAGGAAACTGTAAGAATGATTCAAGACGCTGGGCTAGATTCCTTAATTGCAATGCCAACATTGATGAATTGAAATGACAAAATTTTTTGATAATAAAACTATTGCTATTGAAAGTTTAATTCCTTACGCGCTCAACAGCAGAACCCACAACGATGCACAAGTGGCGCAAATTGCCGCCAGCATTCGCGAGTTTGGTTTTACTAATCCAGTTCTTATTGATGATCAAATGAATCTAATCGCTGGCCACGGCAGAGTGTTAGCGGCTCGAAAGTTGGGGTTGCAAGATGTGCCAGCGGTTGTGGTGACTGGACTAGATGATCGCAAACGCAGGGCGCTGATTATTGCTGATAACAAGTTGGCCATCAACGCAGGGTGGGACGAAGATGCCTTGCGGGTTGAGTTAGAAGATTTGGCATCAGACTATGGCGATCTAATGGGTTTTAGCGAGGAAGAATTGACTTTGTTGTTGCAACCAGAACAAGTAGAAGGGTTAATAGACGAAGATGCCGTTCCAGAGGTACCAGAAACGCCTGTAACGGTCTTGGGTGATATTTGGATACTAGGTAACCACAGGCTTATGTGTGGTGATAGCACAAGCATAGATGCGGTTGAAAGTCTGATGGCAGGAAAAAAGGCTAGTTTTATTATTACTGATCCTCCATATAATCAAGAAACAGAAGGTGGATTTAAAGGAAAAATAGGGAAAAGTCTTAAAAAACAAAGCGCAGACATAGAACACATGTGCAATTTTGAACCTATTACTGTTTTGCCTAATTTCTTATTAGTTATGGAAAAAGGAAAAATGAATGCAACAGTTTTTTGCAATAATGATTTAGTTCCTGATTATTTAAATTGGTCAAGGGAATGTGGGTTTGCTTTTAATATTTTGGTTTGGAAAAAACCTAGTGCAATTCCTTTGGGTGGGAGTTATCAACCAGACGTGGAATATTGTTTAGTTTTTAGAAAATCAGCTAAATTTAATACAAAACAACCTAATACATCTTATTCAAAAGTATTGGAATATAAAAGGGAAACTGGATTACATCCAACAATGAAACCTGTCAGCATGTTAGAAAATCAAATATTGATAGTTTCCGACAGCAATGATTTGTGTGTAGATTTATTTGGTGGTTCAGGCTCAACTCTTATTGCTTGCGAGAAAACAAATCGCCAGTCTAGGCTTATGGAACTAGACCCTAAATACTGTGACGTAATAGTAAAAAGATGGCAAGACTTTACAGGTAAGGAAGCTACACTAGAAACTACAGGTGAAACGTTTGCAAAAACCAGCGATTAAACAAATGACTAGAGGTGAAAAAGTCATTGCTTTTATTCAGGGGTTTTGTAAAGTACCTGAAGGAAAGTTTGTGGGCAAGCCAATTGTTTTAGATGACTTTCAAAAAAAGTTTATTCTTGAGATTTACGACAACCCTGTTGGCACACGCAGGGCGTATTTATCTATTGCTCGCAAGAATGGCAAGACTGGATTAATTGCTGGCATTGTCTTGGCGCACCTAGTCGGGCCAGAGGCGAAGCAGAATAGTCAGATTATATCTGGGGCGCGAAGCCGCGATCAAGCGGCGCAAGTTTACAATTACGCATCAAAAATGGTAATGTTGTCGCCTAAATTATCTGAAGTAGTTAGAGTTATTCCATCAAGTAAGAAATTAGTTGGCTTACCACTTAACGTAGAGTACAAAGCGCTATCGGCAGAGGCAAAAACAGCGCATGGTTTGTCCCCAATTGTGGCTATTCTTGATGAGGTCGGGCAAGTCAGAGGGTCGCAAGATAACTTTATTGACGCAATTACCACAGCGCAAGGGGCGCATGAGTCACCATTATTGATGGCTATTAGCACTCAAGCTGCTGATGATGCTGACCTTTTTAGCGTTTGGATAGACGATGCGCTTGGTTCGCATGACCCTAAAATTGTTTGTCACCTGTACGCAGCGCAACCAGAGGCTGATTTGTTAGACCAAGTTGCTTGGCGTAGCGCTAATCCTGCGATGGGTACTTTTAGGTCAATAGAAGATTTAGAGGAACAGGCGAAGCAAGCGGTTCGTATGCCGTCAAGTGAAAACACGTTTCGCAACCTTATGCTTAATCAACGAGTCAGCACAGTCTCGCCTTTTATCTCTCGTGATGTTTGGAAGTTGTGTGGTGGTGCGGTGTTGGATTTTGGCGGTACTGATGTTTATGCAGGTTTAGACTTGTCGGCACGTACTGACCTGACGGCTCTTATTATTATTGGTAAAATAAACGGCGTGTGGCACACTAAACCGTACTTTTGGACTCCTGAACAGGGCTTAATTGATCGTTCTAAGCGTGATAGACAGCCATATGATATGTGGGTTAGACAAGGTTACTTGCAGACAACCCCTGGACACACCGTTGATTATGAGTATGTAGCGCATGATATTGCTGCAATATTAGAGAATTTAAATGTAAAATCTGTAGGATATGACCGTTGGCGCATTGATTTAATGCGTAAAGAATTAGATAAAATTGGTGCAAATTTACCTTTAATTGAATTCGGTCAAGGTTATAAAGATATGTCAGGCGCTCTTGATGCGTTAGAATCTGAGTTATTGAATAAAAGAGTCGCGCATGGGAATAATCCAGTTTTAACAATGTGCGCGTCAAATGCGGTTGTGTCAAAAGACCCAGCAGGGAATAGAAAGTTGGATAAAGCTAAAGCAACAGGTAGAATAGATGGATTAGTTGCAATGGCGATGGCGTTCGGCATGTCTGCTAACTACGTTGATGACTTTGACGAAGAATCGTTTAATGATTTTTTGGCGAAGCCAATAGGGAAATAAAATGGCAACATTTTGGTCGGGTATGTGGTCTAAGCTAGTAGGTGGTACAACGACTGAGCGCAATGTTGGCACTCAGTATCCACAGCCTGCTTATTCAACTGAGTCTGCTGTTGCGGTGACTGAAGATACTGCGATGCAAGTTAGCGCGGTGTGGGCTTGTGTTCGGCTTTTATCGGAAACGGTGTCTAGCTTACCATTTAATGTGTACGAAAAGCAACAAAATGGTCGAAAACTAGCAGATACGTTTTACTTTCAGCAGTTTATGAGCAAAAAGCCAAATCGGTATCAAACTCGTCAAGAGTTCTTTGAAACGATGATGTTGAATTTGACATTGCATGGCAACGCTTATGCTAAGGTTCAAAGGATTAATGGTCGAGTAACGTCACTACTTCCAATGATGTCAGCGCAAGTCGAGGTTAGGTTAGCTGAAGATGGCGCTGTAATATATGAATACACTACCGACAATCAAACCGAGTTCTTGTCCGAAAAGTCAGTTTGGCATTTAAAGTTGTACGGCAACGGCATTGTTGGTAAATCACCTTTAGCTTTTGGTAGAAATTTGATTGGCGTGGCACAAGCAGCGGAAAGCGCCGTCACCAAGATATATGCCAACGGTGGCAAACGCTCTGGCGCCTTAGTGCTAGATAAGTTACTGACCCCAGAACAGCGAGATCAGATTAGAAAGAACTTTGGCTCTTTGACTAGTAACACCGATGATCGCTTATTGGTGCTTGAGATGGGCATGAAGTTTGACCCCATTGCAATGTCACCACAAGATATTGAGTTGCTCGCCTCTCGTAAATTCCAATTAGAGGAAATATGCCGTTGGTTTGGCGTTCCGTCCATATTGGTTAATGATACAAGTGGGTCAACTACGTGGGGTTCGGGCATTGAACAACTCGTTAGCGGTTTTTATAAATTAAATTTGCGTCCATACTTAGAGCGGATTGAAGCAAGCATACAAGCCAATCTTTTTACTGATGAAGAATCGTCAAAGTATGAGGTTGAGTTTGATTTTGAAGGATTATTACGTTCTGATTTAAAAACAAGATTAGAAGGTTATAGAACTGCAATTTCTGGTAGCATTTTGACCCCAAATGAGGTTCGCAAGATTGAAGGGTGGTCAACAATGCTTGGTGGTGACAATTTATTATCTCAAGTTAATATGTCTCCGCTAAATGAATTAGGAGCAAGGCAAAATGAAACACAAATTACTCAACCTTGACGCAACGAGCGTTAAGTTTTACGAAGGCAAGCAAGGCGTATTCAGCGGCTATGCCTCAGTTTTTAATGGTCGCGACAGCTACGGCGATACAGTCATTGCTGGCGCCTATGAAAAAACATTAGTAGAAAGAGATAGACCCGT